AGTGATGGTCAGGCCGTTACCGACCTGTGCCCAATCCGTGCCGTCGAAATCGTAAGTGCGAAGAGACTCAAGCGCGTCATCCATGTATGCGACACGGGTAGAGCTGAGCGCGCCGAGAGCCGGCTTGCCGACGGTGGTGATGGTCAGGCCATTGCCGACCTGTGCCCAGTCCGTGCCGTCGAAGTCGTAAGTGCGGAGAGAGTCAAGTGTGAGATCAAAGAATGCGACGCGGGTAGAGCTGAGCGCGGCGAGAGCCGGGTCTCCGGCGCCAGTGATGGTCAGGCCGTTACCGACCTGCGCCCAGTCCCCCTCAGCGTTATGAAAGGTGATTGCTCCTTGGCATCGTGCATCGAGACCGCTGATCGCGCCGGCGTCCGTAAGCGACCGCAAAATCCGCCCTGGCATCGGCCGATAGCCGCTCGGCGTCGGGATGCAGTTCTTGATCTCCGCACTGCCCGGATTGCCGACCAGCCCTTGATCGGGCAGCCACTCGCCGAATAGGACTGGCGTCAGATCAGGCATCAGAACTGCGGCGATATCGCGGTATCAGGCCGGATTTCGAGCACGTCGCCGGAGAAGCGGTCCATGTTGTTGGCGACGATCATGTCGTCGATCAGGTCGCGCATCAGCGCATCCCACGTCGTGCCTTCCGGCTGCGTCGTGGCCTTGTACGTCCACGCCCATTTTAACGTCGCGGTCAAGTAGAGCTGCGGATTGTTGGTCAGCAGATCGTTCGTCGGTGCGGCGTCCGTGAGCGGCGCGAACCCTTGATAGAAAAGAATCTTGCCCGTGTACGTAGCGTCAGGGATCGGGCCGAACAGGATCGAGTCGCCCTCGATCGTGAAGGCTACAGGCTTGGAAGTCTCAGTCGAAAGGTACGTCTCCCAGTACGTTATCGGCGGTACGAAATTGAGCTTCCTGACCGGGCTGCCGTCGAGATACAGCCGTCGCATTCCCCGGTAGCGCGTCGGCAGGTCAACATCACGGTCATCGGCCGTCAGCGACAGATCGGCAGTCGCCTCCATGTCTCGGATACCGCCGCGCCGCATGATCTTGCCGTGCAACTCGCCTTCGGCGAGCGCCACCCACTCGTCAATCCTGGCCGACGCATAGGACGTTACCAACCAATTCCCGACCGCCGTCCGGAGTTCCGCGAGCGTCGTTATCGCCATTGGTCAATCCCCGTAGCCAATCCGCCCCTGCGCCCGTGCCGAAACCTTCAACCTGTCCATCTCGACGAGCTTGCGCTTGAGAAAGGCGTCGCGTTCCGCCCGTTCATAGAGCGGGATGCCTTGCTGCATCGCTTCGCACAGCCAGCTATCGTAGAGCGAGGGCGGGATCGACGCTTTCAGCCGCGCATTGCGCGATGGCGAGAACCCGCCAGTGTGGTCGCTATTGCGGTCGCCGAGATGGTCGAGCAACGGTTGCACGTTCTCATGCCGGCCGAACACGTAGCGATCCTCGCTCTCGTCGAACTCGATGGTTTCGACGTACCCACTGCGGCGATCTGTAATCTTGAACGACATCAGCGTGTCATCGTGCGAAGGTAAACGGTGCCGCTGGCAGACACCCCGACCACCACGACATACTCCCCCCCGTTCGTCAGGAAGTACTCCGGGACGTTGGCCGGGAGCACTAGGCCCGACGCGGCGTTGACGGTCCACGTCGCCGATTCCCCCGACGTGAAGTTGGTGGCTGATAGCGCGACAAAGCACGATGCTGAGCACATGACCCGGATGGCATCGACGAACTGGGCAATCGTCGCCCCGGTCACGACAGGCGTTCCTACCGTGAAGGCAGGTTGCGTGGCGTGGAAACTGAGCCCGTCGGTGCCGAGCAACGACCCCAGCGGCCCATAGGCCGGGCGGTAGATGTCCTGGGCCGCCGCAGAGCCCGCCAGCATCGCCAGAAGCGCGGCTGCGATGATCTTCTTCATTGTGCTGTCTCCGTTGTCCTTAGCAGCCCCATTTGCTGGAAGATGCCCAGCCCGCCGGGCAGCGCGACTGCGGCAAGGACCGACCTCTTGATCCGTTCCTCGTCGTTGATCAGCCCGGCGTACACGCTTTCGAGCGCGTAGCCGTGCGCGTACATCGGCGCCACCTTGTGCAGCTTGTCGAACAACTGCTCGATCTCGCCATCAGCCATCCAGCGGTCGTAGGCCAGCAGATACTCGACCCGCGAGATCAGGATGCCGGGATGGTTCGGCCCGGCGGTCATGCCCCACCAATGAATCCGGTCGGCCGCATCCGGTTGTAGCCGTACCCGGTCGCCATGCCGCGCGATGACCGAGCGGAGCGAGAGCACGGCCTGCAACCGCGGCCAGACCGGGAATGGGTACGTCCTGATTGCGTCGAGGTTCGCTTGGAGGGCGATGACCGGCTCGACCGGAATCCATCGCGGCACGAGCGCCGTCTGCACCGAGCTGATCGCGAACAGGTACATGCTCACGGCCAGCGGCACCAAGCCGAGCCCGGCGAGGTTCGCGAACGGGACTGCCACCCTGGCATCCAGGCCGCGGGCGAACAGGCCGGCGGCAATCGCTATGAGAACGCCGGTCGATGGGTTCTGCGCCGGGAAGCCAAACAGGGCGATGGCGGCTGCCGTCAGCAGTACGCCGGCCCCGCAGGCGCGCGGCTTCCACACCGTCCAGCGGGCGCGGGCGCACAGCCAGCCCACCAGCCCGGCCAGCGCTGCCCCGACAAGGCCCAGCTCGACGATGAGCTGAAGATACTCGTTGTGGACCGCGCCCATGAAATCGGTCGGGTTTTCGAGAAACGTCCCGCCCATGACGCCGAGGTGCGCCGCCCGCGGGTAGTCGTAATCGAACGAGCCCAGCCCGACACCGAACAGGGGATGGCCGGCGATCATCGCCAAGGTGTTGATCCAGATTTCCGCCCGGCGCATCAGCGATGTCTCGATATCGCCAAGCCAGCCGGCGTGCCACATACCGATACCGACTACCGCAAGAACCGCGATCAGCACGCCGAGCAGGCGCCACTGCCGCGCCTTGGCGAGCCCGACGAGCCCGATGCCGATCCAGCCCGCGATCGCCGCGTGCTGCACGTTGGACGGGTTCCAGATGAACAGGTACAGCGCGATGGCCGGCAGGATCGGGACCAGCAGCCAGTGCATCAGCCTGGACGTGTCATGCGCCGGCATGAACACCAGGAATGCGAACAGCAGGACCAGAAGCTCGGCCAGGAAGTTCGGGTTGCCGACCCCGGCGTGCCAGTCCGGCCTCCACCAGGCGAGCGCGAGAAGCCCGACCGCCCCGATCATGACCGCCCGGTAGAACACGCGGTCGAACGCCGGGCAGTGCTTCACCATCAGCGCGATGGCGAACAGGCACGCCATATTCTGCCACTGGAAGATGCCGGCCCGCCAGTCGCCGGACCACGCAATGGACAGGGCCGCCCAGCCAAGGAACGCCACTGCGGCAATCTCGATCCAGCCGAGCCTCGGCCGGCCGGTGATCGCCAATGCGGCGAGGGCTGCCAAGGCAAGGCCGAATACGGCCAGCCACCGCGGCGCCATCGCCGAGATGTTGGGATCAAATGCCAGTAGGGCGGCGGCGAGGAGTGTGCCGCCGCCCCACCAGGCGAGGTATGGTATGACCTTCGTCAATGGACGATGATCGTTACGACGGCTTCATCTTCCCAGTCGTTCGGACCGGCGATAGTGGAGCCGCCGTCGTTGTTGATCGCGATCACAGCGTTCGCGCCGAAGGTCGGCGACGTGTTGGCGCTGCTGTATGGGATGTCCACATGCGACCGCTGTCCGGTCACGGCGTAGGCGATACCGAGCTGAAGCTCGTACAGACCCGTTGCCGCTTGGGCGATAACCGGCGTGATCGGCGTGAACTGTTGGGTGGTAGCGCCGCAGCCGAGCTGCAACACGCATCCGCTGCTCGCCATCTCGGCGATGTAGAACGTGATAACCTCGGTCGCGGTCAGGATTTGACCACCGACCGTCACGCTGTAGCTCTTGACCCGCCCCGCGAACGGGATGGTCACGTATTGCGTCGCGGCCGTGGCGATATCGGAGATCGTCACCGTGAACGTGTGCTCGCCCGTAGGCACGCACTCGCCGCTCACGTTGTCGCACCAGGACGCAGTGCCGTCGTTGTTTTGGCGCAGCAGCTTGGCGGCGGACGCCGGCCCCGCAAGCAGGGCCAGCGCCGTAACCGCCAAGAGGCCGATGAGGAACTTCTTCATGTCGGCCTCCCTAGCCTAAGCCGTCGAAAGATCGGCGACGATCCCCGACGCGGCCTGATTCCGAGCCTCCAAGGTAAACTCGATCAAAAGTTGCTTGCGATCGCTGTCGCCGTCTTTAGCGAGATCAACGAGCCGGAACGGCCGCAAGGATGCGAACGCCCACATCTTCTTTTCGAGGATCAGCGCGACACCCGCAGGCTGGAAGCGGTTCACGACGACCTCGATGTCGCCGAAGTCGGTCTCGTAAACGTCAATTGCGCTGAACAGCTTCCGATCGGCCGCGCCGACGTTGCGGGTGGCGTTGCCCTGGAACGTCGAGAAACGCCGCTTGTTGAACGCCCCGAGCATGATGCAGTCGGGGTTGCCGCCCGCGACGAAGATTTGCTGAGATACGCTCAGCATCATCGACTCCTCGAACGTGCGGGCAGTGCCGGCCGTGCGGGTATTGGTGCCGTCGCCGGTCGGCGCAGAGCCACCGGTGCCGACACTCTCGTTGGTCGCGATCCATGACACCAGGCCAGCCGAGCCTCGGGCGACTGAATCGCTGCCCGCGGCGCGACTTGCGTTGGCGCACAGGTCGTTCTCGATGTCGGTCTTGAGCTCGAAGCTGCGCTTCATGATCTGATGCGCCATTTCCGAGCGCCGGCCGGCCTTCGACACGACCTCCTGGGTGCCGGTGACGCGCGGCACCTTGTCGCTGATCTGCGTGTAGTTGCCACGGCGAGTCGTTGCCGTGCCAACATCCGTGGTCGCGTCGTCGCCTTCGATCACACGGTTCTGCGCCGCGGCAGCGAGTGCGTCGATTTGCCACTCGATTTCTGTTACATTCACGGCAACAATCAAAGCGATTGAAGCCGCTACTGACCGCATCACTGCGGCGGCAGCATGTTTCCATGCTACTCTCAGCCTTTCGGTCTGAGATCGGACTGGCTCATCATGGTAAACACCATGCGTAGCGTACAAGTCTCTGAGCTTAGCCTGCGCTTGCTTGTAATGCCGGTTGCAAAGACCCTTGGCGAGATGCTTGTGGCCGCATAATGGCACAGCACAAAACCGCTGCGGACCACCACGCGGATGCAAGGCACGCCTTTCGTAAGGACCAATGGCTGCCCATTGATCTACGCGGTCCTGCTTACGTGCGATATTGAAACGCATCCCAGCATTAATCCACGACTGCATTTTGATGTGGAATCTGGTCGGCGTTTTATATCCGGGCTTCCGAGGTTGTTCCTGCGAGATTTTGCCAATCCGCAGGCCGACGCCCTCCATGATCCTGATTAGATCAGGAACCCATATATCGCACGATTTATAGCCCATGTAATAGGCGCGGTTTGTACGTTTCCAGTTGTAACCACGGCCATTACCGTTGGCCGCGACAAACCCTTCGCTATCCATTAGGCCGATAACGAACTGCTTCCGCAATTCGTCATCCCATGCGTGCACATAATCAGGAATTATGGTTTTGCCCTTTGTGTCAGCGACCAAACGCTCTGCAAGCGCCTTGTCGCCGCAACTGACATTCCAGATCGGACTTGCCGGCCTGTCTTTCTTGGGCTTTTCCTGATACGAGACGCATACGCGGCAGTCGCTCAAATCTGCGAACGCTGCCACAACGGCATCGGCGAAATCCTTGTCGATGGTGCTTTGAGCATATCGCCCGCGCGACACGCTCCCATCTCCAAGAAATACGCCCAACAAGTAAGCGTAGCTCTTAGCTGCGGATTGGCCAATTTCCATGTATTTTCCGCTGTGGGTCATGGAACTCTCAGGCTATCCCCGTCATATAGCTACGTTTTATCTGCACAAGTGGTCTACAAATGCAGCGTGGCCGTCGCCTTCGACCTCGGGATCGCCGAGTAGAAAGGCGTGTCGTGCGGAGAAATCATGTAGATGACATTCTCCAGGTGCTCGCGATTACCAATCGCGTCGTAGGTGCTGAACGGTGCCGGTGACGGTTGGGCCATCTAGGCCTCCTCCTAAACGATGCCGAGGCCCATAAGGGCGTCCGCTCCGTCTCGCCAGTCGCCGGTTTGCCGCAGCTTCTTCAGCGCCACCTTGGTTGTCGCCGCACGGTCGCCGCCCGCACCCTGCCCAGCACCAGGCCGCGTGAGCTTGATCTTGGGTAGGGTCTTGAGCTTCTTGCGCGCGAGCGGCACCCCCGCCTTCTGCTCGCGAAGCTGCTTCAGCTCACGAAGGAGAAGGATGGTCCGGTGGTCGATGAGGTTGTCGGTTTCGGCCTGCGAGAATCCAGCCCCGCGCGCCAATGCCCTCAGCTCGCCGATCTCACGCTGCGCCTTGTACGGGTCGCTGCCCCACTCGGGCACCTTCTCGGCAAGGTTACGGGCGTGAAACTCACGTAGAGCTTCGTGCTGCTGAAATTGCTGACCCTGTGCGTACTGAAGCACATTGCCGATCCCGCCGTAGAGCTGGTTGAGATACTCGCGCCGCTGCCGGATCGCGCGTTCCTGACGCGCATACTCGATCGGGTCGTCCTTTTCGAGTTCCGGGTTGAGCGCCTGCATCTCGCCGGCGATCAGATGTTCAGCCTGTTGGGCAAGAGCGTGCAGGACTTGCGAAGTCCTCTGGTACTCGGCGTTGAACGCTTGCCGGGCGTCATCGAACGCCCGACGCTCATCCGCCAAAGCCATGTCCTTGCGCTGCCAGTGGCCTTCAAGCTGGTAGTTCTTGACGACATCGGACAGCGGAACATCGCGCACGGCCCCGTCCACTTTGACCTGGACCTTGACGTGCGCGGCCAGCGCCTCGGCATCGACCCCGAGTTCCTCAGCCCAGGCCCCGATCGTTTCGGGAACCTCGACATCCTCGGTGTCGGCCTTCTCGCCGGCCTTCTTGGCTTTGACGGCCTCGTCAGCGCTCTCGTCAGGCTCGCTCGTAGCGTCCTCGGCCTCCCGCTCGTGCGGGGTCGGCTCCGGGGTGGCCTCTGCGGTCGCCTCGTCTCGCGCTTCTTCGGAACCAGCCTCGCCTTCTGCGAGGATGGCTTCCAAACTCTGAATGGTTGACGCCTCGGCAGCGCCGGGCGAAGGATCAAGCGCCATATCGTCTCCATGGCAACTGTGGTGTCGTCGCGCTCATCATCGACAAGGGCCGCCCGAAGGCGCCCCCCGGACGCTGGAAGCGCGCAAACGGATTGGCGTTGCCGAACGCCTGCTGATTGGGCATCGGCTGCTGGATCGGCGGTGTCGCCTGGGTGGGCTGCGGATTGGTCCCCGGCGGTACGCCGGGCATCCCCATGCCGGGCGGTCCCATGCCGGGCGGCATCCCACCGCCCATACCCGGCGGCATCCCGGCTGGCATGCCAGGAGGGCCACCGCCGCCCATTCCTGGAGGCCCGCCGGCGCCCATGCCGGGCGGCATCATTCCGGGCATCCCCCCGCCCATCATCGGCGCGCCGGCGAGCGGCATCCCACCGCTCTGCGGGCCGGGCATCTGGCCAGACATCCCAGCCCGCTGCATCAGCGCAGCAATCATCCTCGGGTCCATCTGCCCGCCCCCGGGCATGCCCCCGAACAACGCGCCGGTCGGTCCACCGAAAGCCATGTCTCAACCTCCGAAAAGCATCGACGGGCCGAGCTGAAAGGCTTGCGCCGCAGCCAGCCGCTTCTTCAGGAACTCCGGTATCTCCGGTTGCTGCATCTGCCAGGGCAGACCCATTGGCGGTTGCCCCTGGGCCGGCTGTCCTGGCGGCTGAGCAGGGGGCTGTCCTGGCGGCTGGGCCGGAGCTTGGGCCGGCGGAAACATGGCCGCCTGCTGCCACGGCCGCGGCGCGAACATCCCTCCGAGTTGGGGATAGGGTGTCGCTTGCCCGAACATCCGCGCCGGCGTCTCAGGATTGAGCAGCGGCGGTGGATTGGGATTCAGGATCGGCGGTCCCGTCCCCGTAGGTGGCGGTCCCAACGTAGAGCCGGGAGGCGGTGGCACGGCGGGATCGGCTGGTGGCGGCTGCGGGCTACCCGAAGGCAGATCAAACAGATTGCCGATGCCGTATTTCTCGATCGAGGCCGTCGCGTTCTGGTTGCCCAAGTCCAGATAGGTCTTGAGCGCAGCGATGTCGTTGGCGCTGCCCTGTGCCGCTTGAAAGGCGTGAAAATCCATAGTCCCTTGCGCGGGGGCAGGGCCGGTCGGCATGGATGACGGCGCGGCTACGGGCGGCGGTTGTGAACCGGCTGCCGGTATCGAACTGGCGGGAGGCGTCCCCGGTGGGACGTTCGACCGCTGAAGAGAGGCCAAATGCTCCGGGCTGCCCACAAGCACGTAGCGACCTTCGCTTGCCAGCCAGACTCTCTTGGGGGCCGTGCCTTGTCCAGAAGGCGGTGCGCCAGGCATCACTCGGCCTCCGCGAAAACCGGATGCTCGAACTCCCGCGAATACATCCGCTGGCTTTCGAGATTGGCGCTGTCTGCCTCGGCCATCGCCCCGGTCTGCACCACAGCGTTGAACACCGTCTTGAAGTCGTTGAGCACCCGGAGCTTCATGCCGAGCATCTGGTAGCGCTCGGCCTGCTCAGGGCCGGGCGGCCCCGTGGCGACTTCCTCGAAGCTCGTATGGATGCCGCGTTCGATGCGTGCGAGCGCATCCCGCAACAGCGGATGCTCCAGAAACCGCTTGGCCTCGGCGCCCCGATGGATATCGGGTGCGAGGTCGGCGATCTGGCGGTCGATCTCGGCAACGGTGGGCGGGGTCGGGACGACCATGGATCAGTAGTCCATGCCCATCTTCTTGGATCCGCCGTAGCGGCCGTTGTTATGCCGGCCGCCGCCCATCCCGTGACGCCGCGGCGCGCCGCCGTTCGGCAGGCTGGTGCCCTGGGTGTCCTGCATCTTGGTGGTCTGCTTGCCGCCCGGCTCGCCGACCTTCAGGCCGTGCTGAACCTCGTGGCTGCCGCCCACCGAAGGGGGATCGTTGCGATCGTAAGGCATTGCGCCCTCCTGGGTTGTTCGATCCCAGGATAGGCGTCAGGGCGCAGATTTTAATGTCAGGACGGACGGTTATGTGGTAGCAAGGTGCCGAGACGCGGCGGCGTGGAAAGTCGCAGACACGCTTTCGAGAACTGGGCTGACGTTGCTGGCGAGGCTGAGAGCGAGACGCTTGTGACCTAGTGAACGGCGGGAATCGCAAGAACACAACTGCCGTGGAGGCAGGCCAGATGCCGGAGTAGCGACCGGCCCGCGTCTCAATCATCGGCGAGCAGCCACAGCAGGATCGCCTCTTCGTCCTCGCGCTCGCGCATTGCATCCAGCGCCCGTTGCCACTTGAGCCGTTCGGCGATCGCCAGCAATCCCACCGTGACCGGCAGGAGCGGCGAGAACGTGACGATCGGCTCTTGCGATGGCGGGGCGGCATAGGACTCTGCCGGCAGCCACGGCTCTTCGACAGTCGGAGCGGTGAACTCGGCCGGCTCCGCTACGGGCTCCGGCGGTAGCAGCTCGGCGATGATCCGGTCTAGGGTTGGCTCGACAACCTGGCGGCGGTAGCCGGCCTCGGCATAGAGACGGCGCTGGCGGCGCTTCTTCTCAAGCTCGATCGGCCACCAGCCGACCGCCGCAACACCCGGCAAATAGCCGCGGGTGGCGATAAGCGCAATCGTGCCGTCGAAGGTTCCGTTCCCGAAACCCCGGCTTACAACCGCCCTGATGGCCATTAAGTTCTCGCGGCGCTAGTCGGATTCGTGTCGTCGTCCAGCGTCACGACGAAGGCCGTTGTCGCGTCGTCGAGCTTCTTGACCGTGACGGACGTACCGGAGATCGCGAAGTCCATCAGCATTTGGTGTATCGCCATCAACGCCTGGTCGCGGGTCGGCGCAGCTCCGTTCACCGCATAGGATTCGGTGAGCGCCGTGGTCGGGATGGCGTCGATCACAATCAGATCGGACTTGATGATGACCAGGCTGCTCTCGACATCCGAGACGGCGGGAACCAGGATCGTCGTGTCGGAATACACTTGCAGCAGGTCGGAGCGCACGATCACCAAGCTGCTCTCGGTGTCTGATACCCCGATCTCGATAGCGGCAGTGTCGGACTCGATCTTCGTGGTGTCGCTATACACCCTGACCAGCGAACTCTTAACATCGGACGTATCCGACTTCACGATCAGCACTTGCGAGCCGACCACAATCACGTCGGAATGAACTTGCGTGAGCTTGCTATCCTGGGCAGCAGTCAGAGCCGCGCCGGCGGCCTCGATCGCGGTCGTATCCGAGTAGATTAGTACCACGTCAGAGGCAATGACGGTGGTGTCCGAATACACCTGCGCCAAATCGGATTTAATCACGACCAGCGCGCTTTCCGTGTCGCTCACGCCCACTTCGATTGCGGCAGCATCCGACTCAATATGCGTCGTGTCGCTGTTGATGTGAGTCGTATCCGAATAGATAATCGTGGTGTCGCTATAGACCTGGGCCAAATCAGACTTGATGACCACCAAGGCGCTCTCGGTATCGCTGACGCCGACCTCGATTGCCGCCACGTCACTGACGACGGTATCCCACTCTGATGCTTCGCCAATCAACGGGATGTTGAGAATGGCGAACGTCTCGGCGGCGGACGGTGCGCCGGACAATGCAGTTTCGAGCGTGATCGTCCCGGTTAATCCTGTGTAATCGAGGATGCGCCGCGCCTCGCCGGCTTCGTCGCCACTGGTCATGACGAAAACCATGTTGTTGTAATGATTGTCCGTCGCCTCGGCGAGATTGGTCTGCAAGACCGTCGTTGTCGGCACATCCTCTAGCGCGCCGGTGGCTGTCACCAATGCAAGCTCAATCCTTGTCGTGTCGCTGCGGACCAGCGTCAAAAGGCTGTGGATGTCGCTCGTATCGGCCTCGGCAAGATCGGCCTCGATGCTGGTCGTGTCGCTATAGACCTTCGTCAAGTGGCTCTGAATATCACTCGTGTCTGATTTCACGACCAGCAGGCGGGACTCCGCCAGCGTCACGTCGCTGTCGATGTGCGTGGTATCCGAGTAGATTTGCACAACGTCAGAGGCGATGACCACCAGATGCGACCTGATGTCGCTGGTGTCCGATTTCACGATCACGGTCTGCGATGTGAGGATCGTCGTGTCGCTGTAGACCTGCACCACGTCCGACGCGATGATCGTCGTATCGGAGTAAACCTGGAGCAGATCGGACGCCACCACGACGAGCTGCGACTTGATATCGGAAACCTCGTTATCCACGAAGTCGTCGATCACCACTAAGTCCGACTTGACGATGACCAGCGAGGATTCGATGTCAGAAATGGATGCCGTATGCAGGTCGGCCGTCGATGCAAAGAAGGCATCATAAACAGCTTCCTCGACAACCATAAATTCGTGCCGCACGGGTAGCGAGGTCGAGCTGCCGACGACCGTGAGCACCAGCGTCCCGACCGTGTTGGTGTCGGTCGCGTCAAGCTCGCAGTTGTAGTAGCCGTCCGCGTCATGGACCGGCGTCGTTATGTCGGTCTTGGCGGCGAGCCCCTGCCCGTTCTTCGACAGCTTGACCGCAGGGGATACTCCGACCTCGGCGGTGAAGCCATCGGTGCTGTCAAGGAACGGGCCAGCCAGCACGTCAACGGCTGTCGATTGTCTCAGGATTTGCGTCACGATAGCGCCCCCTCAAGCACGGCCTTGAACTGCTCGCCGGTTTTCTGCATCCCGAAATTATCTTCCGCCTGCTTCCTGGCAACGGCCCTATCACCAGTCACGCCCCAATAGATCGCCTCTTTGTAGTCATCGTATGGATGCACACCGAGAACTGGAATCCGTGCTACAGGACAACCGCACGCCATCGCCTCGCGCACGCTCCTGGTGTCGATCTCATGCGCCGTAATCATGAACGTCGCGGCGCGGTAGACGTTCTCCAATCCCTTAACCCAGCCGGCGACCTCGCCGAGATTGCCGTCATCTTTAATCCGCCTCAGCAACGGCCCCCACCCTTTTACGTTCGCTGGCTTGGCATAGACATGCAGCTTGGCCTCGCCGGGCGTTTGTCGCGCCCACAGCGCGAAAGCGTTGATCGGCACGAACGGGTCAATGTCATCGCGGAACGCATCGGTGCAGACGACGTTGATCTTCCCCTTGTGGCCGTGGAACTTGTACCCGCTCGGCCCGTTCGGCGTCCATGCCTCCAGATCGACGCACGCTTGCACAACGTGGATCGGCTTGTCCGGGAACATCACTTCGAGATACGGCTGATGCTGCGGCCAGAACGTCACCACCGCCTTGAAACGCGGGTCTTTGTTCTTGGAATAGTGGTATGAGTAGATCGGCGTAGAGCCTTTCATCTCGCTCAGGAAGCTCGATCGTGGCCGACCGTGGGCGATGTGGACCACGGGCTGTTCCGTGTCTCCGAGCGGCGTGTTGTCGTACCCCGAGTGGTTCACGAGCACATCGGCCTTCAGTCCCCAGCCCATATCCGCGAGCGGTGCGCCGCGATCCTCTGTGCCCTCGGGATAGAGCTTGTTGGTCTCGCGCGTCGGATCGACCAGCCGCGAATCCACATCCTGCCGGCGCAAGGCGACCACCAGCTCGCGCGCCGTCTCGAAAAGACCGCACCTGCCGGGCGTAACCACGGCTATGTGGGCGACCTTCATCACGCCGCCAATTTGAGCCAGTCCGGGCCGAACAACATGATGATTAGCGCGCCAGCGGCCAACATTGTGCCGACCAGTACGAAAACACAGGCTGCCAGGTTGTGGTGCCGGTGGTGGTAGAGCGCGACAGACGGAGGGATGCCACCAGCCGCCGCTTGCGGCACATACAGCGGCAGGTAGCGGAGCGCGCTCATCGTTTAAGCCGCGATGCCGTAAAGCACCGCGTCCAAGATGCGATCCGTAGCGTCGTTCGTCGTGGACTGCGAACGCATGGCGAGCCTGCTGCCCGCTGGGACGGAACAGGGAAATGGCCCCTGCGCCGATTGAAAGATCGTGGAAACTGTTTCAAACGCCACGTAGCGAGTCGTTATGCAGAAGTTGGGGACAATGACTTTTTCGCTACCTGCCGCGCCCACGCCAATGTCGAAAAGAAACAGAGCAATAGCAGGCACACCGTTTTTATTCGATCCCATGCTTACAACAAGCGAGGCAAAATCTGCCGATGTCGAAGCGACGAGTTCCGACCAAGCACCCTTAGTGTTCGCTGTCGCTCCAGCATTTACATCTACTCCGGTTGTGCTGGCGGTTGCCGCCCCCATCGAGATCATGCGCGAATGAGGCCCAATGAGAGGCGATGCAAAGCCGACCGCATAGCCTATACCACTGATGACACAAGTAGCACTGCCGACGTTGCTCTGCACCCGAGCGGAAATCCTGCTCCCAGCCGGTATCCCGACAGGAATTTGCAGCATCACCGCAGCATGAGCCCTATATGTCCCTGAGAAGATGTTGTCAGCGACGATCTTCTCGCTAGCCGCCGCGCCTATGGCAATGTCGATCAGGAAGTCCTCGTTGTTGGTATCGGTGTTGGCGAAAAGCTGAAAACCGGCGTAGGCAAAACCCGTGCTGGCTATAAGTTCCGTCCAAGCACCCTTCGTATTGGCGGAGGCGGACGCATTTACGACCGTCCCATTACTGGCCCCGCTCGTGACCTTGCCAAAGCCCTCATAGCGCGCCCCATCGTGCAGCGGCCAGTTGCTCATAGCTCGTACACCGCCCAGGGGAACGCCCGGCCGGTGCCTCCGTTCTGCTCAAGCGTGAACCGCGCATGGTGCGGACTGACCACGGCGAGACTCGCCTTCAACGTCGTGGTCTGCGCGTGGGTGAAGCTGGCCTCGTAGAGCAGCCGCTCGGTATCGGTAGTCCGGGCCTTGCCGTAAATGCGCAGTTCCAGCGTCTCGTCATCGACGAGCAAGGCGGCATCTACCACGAGTTGATAAGTGCCAGCGTCGGTCACGGTCGCCAGATCGTGCTCGGTGGTGAGCGTTGCGGTCTGCGATCCCGATGTCTTGACGGTCGCCATCTACCGCGCCCCCCCAGCCAGCTTTGCCTCGATGCGCGCGAGCGATGCCTTGATCTCATCACCGTCCGACGGTTCGGGTGGGGACGGCGCCACGTCGTCGAAATCCCGCGTGCCTTCGTTCCACCGCTTGGTCCCTACCTGCGGGTCGCTCGCAAGCGCCTTCGAGACCAAGCCGCGCTTCGCCAACTCACCAGGCGGCGCGACCACTGTCCCGACGCTCTCCAGCCGGCCTGTAGCGTCATCGTAAATTGCGAACCAGGTCATTGCTCCCACCATCCCAAAACGTCAATCTCCGCCCGCCAGTTGGTCGAGCAGTTCAGACCGAAAATCCAATCCCAAAACGAGTTATACTGCCCCGGCCATCCGTGGGCGCAGGCGTAGCGGTAGTACACCACCGGCGCGGCGCAGCCAGGGTAGGCGTACTCAGTGCGTCTCTTGAGCGCATTCCATGTCTCGACCGACGGCCCGGTACAGCCATTGGTCCAGGCGCGTAGGTCAAGACCAGGTTGCACCGGCGGGTAATTCGCATTACCGGCCCATGGCACCCAACCGTCAGAACCGCCGTGCATGTGCAGGAGTGGCACCGGCCCGCCTGGGCACGACTGCGTCCGCGACACTCCGGCAACTACGTGGACAGCCTGGATGCCTTCGATGTGGCAGGCCACCAGGTAGGCGAACATCCCGCCCGCTGACATGCCCGACACCCGCACGGCCCGCCCAGGGTATAGCGCGAGCATGGCACGCACAAAGCCTACGTCGTCACGGTTCGCTGCCTCGCTCGCCCAAGCCGGAGCAGCGCAGACCTCGGGTGGGGCAGAACAGGCGTTCCAGGCAGTATCCGGCGCCTGCGGGGCCAGCACCATGAAATCGCGCGTCGTCTGCGCCAGGTTCGCCCAGTACTTGCCAAACTTGTCCGCCGCGCAGTTGCCAGACAGCCCACCGTGCAGGTACATCACGACCGGCGCATCTGCTGGGACACCGGGAGGAGTGTACTCACAATAAGTGCGAGGCTGGCCTTCATAGGTCATCGCCCGCTTGACCAAGGTCGCCGCGTTTGCAGATTCGGCGACCAGCAGACAGAGTATGATGGCAATCAGCCTCATGAACGCTTCTTGCCCTTCGGCGGCTTGCCAGTCTTAAGCGATTGGTCAGTCGCACTCTGGCACACCCGCGCAGCCTTGCCCTTGCTCGCGCCCTTCTTGACCATGCTGTCGTAACAGCGGCCAACCTTGGTGTTCTTAGGCATCGTCGTCCGGCCTCCAGCCGTAAATTGCGCCTACTGCACCGTCTGCGGTCCCTCGATCACGGTCGCTCCCACCAGCTTGTCGCTGCGGTCGCGCTCGAAGCTGACGCGCTTCGTCCTCGACATCCCGGCCTGCTCGCCCTGTAGCCGCAGGTTCTCGGCCCGCAACCGCTCGACCTCGGCCGCGGCCATCGTCGCCCTCTCGCGGGCAGCCTCGACCTCGACTTCGGCGGCAGCCGCCTTCTCGCGGGCACTGCCGCCCTCGCGCGCCGCCGTGGCCCGAGACCCGAAGGCACCCTGATCGGCCGTCGCCCGCGCGATCTGCTTGTCCAGCACGTCCATGTTCTGACCCTCGCGCGCGACATTGAGCTTGGCGTATTCGAGCGCCAGCTTCTCTTGCATCTCCTGGCGCTCCTGGGCGAGCTTGGCTTCCTCGATCTGGCGCTTCTGCGCAAGCTCCTCATACTTGAGCTGCATCTCGGCCTGGAACTCCTGCCCGGCCGCTTGCAGCTTAGCCTGCTCTAACTGGCTCTTGGCCTGTAGCTCCTGCATCGCCTTCTGCATGTCGAGCTGGAGCTTCATCATCTCGGGATCGGGCGCCTGCTCCTTCGCCTCGGGCTGGTTCTCCGGGGCGGCCGGGTCGCCGCAGAACAGGTCCGGCTCCTTGTAACCGGCAAGCTCGGCACTCTTGTCCATCATGTTTTTGACGTGCTTGGCCTTCACCAGCGGGCCGTCAATCCCGCCCTGGAGCGCGATGATGGCCTGCTGCTTCATCGCGATCGCGTCGATGTGGAGCCGCTGGAGGTCTTTGTTGCTCGCGCCAAGCCCGACCTCGATAACGGTATCCATCCGCTCCGACCAGTCGGTCGGATCGATCTCGACCCACCGATTGCGCAACCGGATAGTGCGCGGCACGTCCTGGTACTTCCTGATCAGCTCGTGCAAGCCGCGGAACAGGTCGGTCAGCCCGGTCTCGGCGAACAGGCGCGCGATCAGCTTGATGCGCTGCTGCGCCGCCGTCATGATCTGGTTGATACCGGAGGCGGTGTCGTTCAGGCTGGCGGAGTCGAGACCCTGACCGTATTTCGTGACGCCGGTCCTCGACTCGCGCTCGCCGGTGATGAACTCAAGGAGCTGGTATGTCGCCGGGTTCGCGGGCGATGTGCTGAACGGCAGCAGTACCTCGCCGGGCGGGCCGTGCGTGCGGATCACCCTGCCGCCCGAGCGCGTAACGAGCAGGTCTTGCATCTCGACCTTCTCGAACCACGCGGCCACGCCCGGATTGTTCGCGTTGGCCTGGGCGTCGATCATCTGCCTGGCGAGAGTCGAGCGCATATGCTGGATGTCCATCGTCATGTCCGCGATCGACATGCCGAAGAACTTGTGCGTGACCGGCTGCGGGCAGATCGCGTAGTACGGCGCGCGCTCGTGCGGCCAATGATCGTTGACCAGCATCGTCGTCCGGCCCCGGCCTTGCGCGCCGACGACGGACCCGAGGCTGCCGGCGATCTTGATCCGCCTCAGCTCGGCGATGCCGTCGCCGTCCCAATCCACCCTGACAAAGCACTCGGTGGTCCAAATCTCGCGCGAGGCGTCACGCTCGACCGCCGCCTCCAGGCTAAGCGGGTACTCGTCGTCAAGCGAATGCCGCTCCAGCCGCTCCTCGGAGAAGTCGTCGTCGTATGACGGCAGGTCGCGGACCATCTCCGGGTCGTGGCCTTCGAGGATGAGTTCGCTTTCGGTCTGCCTCTCCTTGTGGCCGACGAACTGGGCGTCGTCGATCGTCGTGGCGCGCCGGCTGATCATGAAATGCTCGGGCGGGATCGCGGCAACCCGGATGCGCTTGTGGTCGCGGACGCGCTTGATCGAGATGTCCCAAAGCGTGCCGAACTGCTGTTGCCCGTGCTCTTCGGCCGCAACGACCTCGACCTCGGGGTTGTTCATAAGCTCGATGAGCTGGAAGTCGGTCAGCCCCTCATACCGCTCCTCCTGGACGGTCTGGTACTGCTCGGCCCACGCCTTCATGATCCCGGTCTTGGACAGCAGGGCATCCTTGAACGCGGTGTACAGGATCGAGAAGCCAGGATTGTCTTGCATCAACACGTGGTTGACGTAATCGGTCTCCTGCTCGGCGGCCTCGATGTCCTCAGGGCCTTTCGGCGCGAACTTGACCACCTGATCGCCGGCCACGAACGGCTCAAGGAGCTGCGGCAGCATCCATTCGATGGTGTCGGCAACGTCGGTCAGGATGACCTGGGAGTGCCCGGCGCGCTCGTCCCCGAACGGCTGCGCCTGGTAGTAGCGCATCGCCTGCGCGCGCTGGTTCGTGATCTGGCCGCCGATGTAGCCCTGCGACTGCTCGATGTACTGGGCGACGAGCGCCAGCAGCTCGTCCTCGGTCATTTCTGAGCGCGGGCGGTGGGCCATGGCCCGATTGTACGCGCCGGGGCGCGGGATTTAATGTCCGGCAGGGAGCCGATTAGCCGGTCGCGGTGGCCTCGCAGCGGGGACAGAGCCGGGCGCCGGCCATTGCCCGGAACCTCGATCCGCAGACGCGACAGTGCGGCAGATCGTCCTTCAGGCCCTTGCAGCCGTCGCACATGCGAACATGGATGCCAGGCGACCAGAACCGCCGCTCGCAGTTGAGGCAGTGGCGGTATTGCGGCTTGATCCCCGGCCGCGACCGGCGCTCGTGGTCGTGCCGCGGCAGGTCGAAGCCGCGCTTGCGGAGCCGCCTGGCGATGTTGGCGACGGCGCCCGTGTCAAGCTCGACCCGCTCGGCGATCTCACGGGACCGGTGGCCCCACCTCCAAAGGGTCAGGACGCGGAGATAGTGGAACGGCAGGGCGATCATGGTCCTGGGCTTTCGCGACCCCTCCGGCACAGCAGATCAGCCTCCTGCTTCCTCTCTTCATGCGTAAACGGCTTCGGAGGCGGGTTGACCGGCCAGAGCCGCAGCCGTTTGGAGTGCCAAATTTTCCTGTCTGGCCAGTTTTTCGTAGGGGCGTCCATCAACGGTCCCTCGATACCAACTACGCCGCCAAAGAACCAGATACCGAGCCGATGACGCTGGCGATCCAATGTAGGCTCTACGAACCATCGAAAAAGTCGATCATCCTCGTAAGGATACCGGTATTCGCCGCGCTCAATCCCAAAGCGCCATGCAACAATATACGAAACCAACGGTTTCTTGCCGGGGAAAAGATCGGGATATGGCCGGCGCGCCCACCAGCAGATAAAATTGCGCCGGCCTCTCCCGAACAGTACTTTCCCGGTTTCGTAATTGGCGACGATCATGATCCCCGACTCTTGGGCCGCCCGCCCCGGCGCCGGCGCAACTCGGCCTCGACCTCGCCGAGGCGTGCCAGTATGTCCGCCGCGACATCGCGCTTGGCGGCAAGCTCCTGGTACGACCTCTCCAGCGCGGCAAGCCGCTCGGCGATCACTACGAGCGGTTCGTGGGGTGTCTCGCGCTCCCGCTCCCTCAGCTCGGCGGCGAGCCGGTAGACCTCCTCGACCTTCTTGCGCAAGTCCTCAAGCAGCACGGCGTGCTGTTGGACGCGATGCGTCATGGCAATGGATTCGCCCATGGTCCTGGCTCCGGCTCGTTAATACCGTAGGTCTTGCGCACGGCGGCTAGCAGCTCGGCATCGTCCGGCCACACGGACTCGATGCTGTGAACCTTGGCGTGCTCGCCGTGCCAGCCTTTCTCGAACTCATAGATTTGGCCCCACAAGGCGACTTGGCCGATGGCGTAGCTTTCAGTCTTACTGGGTGCGCCTACATACGACATCGCCTGCCGCCGCGTCTTGAACGCATGGATGCCATCGCCCATGACCTCCGTCACCTTATGCGCGGTCACGACTTCGCCAGGTGCCCATTCGCACATGTCCTGCGTCACGCTGTAGAGCCAGCCGTAGCTGATAACCCACACCCGCCATGCGATGACCTCGCCGACCTGTATGCCGGTGCTTTCGATAGGCTCCGGCGGCGGTTGGGGGAACTGGCCGAAGTATTGGGCTGCTGAGCCCATCTGCCGGTAAAGGGCTCCTGAAGTGAGGGCCGATTGGGTTTGGGCATCGAGTTGTTGCCTGAGCCCGGCATAGATCGCTGCGTCCAGGGGCCGTCTGGTATCGCCGGCTGCTTGTTGGGCTTGGGCATGGAGGGCGGCGCGGGCATGGCCGGCGTAGTCGGCGCCGTACTTGGTAATGGCGTATTGCTGGGCAAGGACCGCCGCTTGTTTGGCTCCGGCGTCGGAGAGATAGGGGAGCTGAGCGGGATCGCCGTGAACTTGCGGATCGGGTTGCCGATGTTCGACATTGTCCGTTATCCTTTTACATTGCGCGGCGTGGGCAGATGGATCGTCTTCTATCTGAGTACACGTCAATCCACACTCGACGCACATATCGTTCTCGTAATTCCAGACGCAGACACCGTTCGTCATCGCTGGCGGCACCTTCTTTCGCTGGAACCATCGTTCGATGCGGGTCAGCATGGGGCGCCTATACGTCGCCGCCCTCGATGCGCGCCGTTGTCTCCGGCTCCACCACATCAGCCGTAGCGGCATCGGCCTTGTGCTTCCGACGCGGCGCCGGATCGGGCTCGGCCTGTGGGTGCGGCGGTGGTGCCTGCACCACGATGCGGAACCCGTAGTCGTCGATCTCCAGCGCCTCGGCGCGGGTAACAAGCATCCCGCCCGGCAGCCCGGTCAGGATGTCACGCAATTCGCCCACCGTGAGCGGATGCGTGTGTGGGATGGTCCTCATGCTCGTCTCCTCAGTTGGTGTGAGTCCCCGACATCTGCACGTCCTTGGCCGTGAATATCCGCTGCCGCCACTCGCCGCAACCGAACGTGCTCTTGACCGGCGGCCAGACCGACCTGATCTGGTTCGGCCCATGGATAAACGGGGTCGGCGGATAGCGCGCGCAGAGGCCGGTCGCCACTTGGTCGTCGGCCTCGTAGAACTTGCACGTCCCGCAGCACTCATGGGAGCCTTCGTAGCTCACAGCCGCGCTCCCTAATCCGGGTACTCGATCGGAGGCAGCCGGCCGGGCTTCTCCTCCTCGGCAACGGCCGCATAGCGCGCGGCGTCGGCGCCGTGAGAGGCCCAATTGTGCAGCGGCACCGGCTTGAAGAACGGCTGGTCCATGTCCCGCGCCTTGCTCTCGTCCTCTTCCCGCCGATACGATTTTAGCGCGTTCAAGCCCTGCTCGCACCGTGTAGCATCGAACCACGAGCGCGGCAACAGCGAGCGCACCGCCTGGATGCCGTCCTCGACCGAGACCTTTGGCACGATCTTGAACTCGATGCCGAGCTGCTTCGCCACGGCCTTCCGCGTGTTGCTCCCCACGATCCCCCAGTCGTGGTTTTCGAGATCGAATGGTCCCCAGTGCGAACCGTATTCGTATCTCAACTGCTCGGCCTTGCGCCGCAGCATGGCGGCGTAGTGCTCGACGCTCTTGCCGTCCGACTCGTAATAGTCGATCCAATGGCGCGCATGGCCGATGTCCTGGTAGAACCAGATCGCCGTCGCGTCGCCATGGCCAATGTCCCATGCCGTGCTGACCAGATGCGCGGTGTCGTGCGGCACGTTGCTGATCCGGCCTTCTTTCTCGGCATCGAGCAGCAGGTCGGCGTAATACGAGCCGACGAGCGGCGCATCGAAGCTGACGTAGTATTCCTGCTGGATGTACGCCTCCGACGTGCCTTCGCGGCGGAGCTTCCTGATCATGTCGAGGCCGATAACGCCGGTGTCCTCGACCGTGAGCCGCTGGCAGAACCAATCAGACTCCTTCAACGCAGTCTGGTACGTCTTGTACCCATGGTTGCGTCCGCGCGGCGTGTAGATGAACACCGCCCAGCCGTTATTCTCCAGCAAGATCGGCTCAAGGATCGGCCATGCGTGTGGGTTCGCAACCGCCCATTCCGACATCACCAACGCCGCGGGCGGCGAGCCGAGCAGGCTGTTGTAGTTGTCGCTCCCGACAAGCTGCCAGATCGCGCCGTTGGCCAGGTTGATGCGCATGTCCACCGAGTTGCGGCTTGCCACCACCGGCGCCGGGAAAACCTCGTCGAGTATCGGCTTGCCGGTGTGCGGGTTGACGCCGTTCCAGATCGCGCGCCTCGCTTGGTTCGCGTTCGGCAGCATGTGCCAGTAGTTGGCCGGCCTCTGCATCGCCATTTCGAGCGTGAGGCGTATCGCCGTCGTGTCCTTGCCCGCGCGGCGATGCCAGACCGCGCACGCCCGCTTGCCGCCGTCGAGGATGTAGTTGCGCAACGGCTCCTGGTACGGGCGGTACGTGAACTCGTGCGGCAGCTTGACGATCGTGTCGGTAAGCATTACCGCGTGTCCTTGGAACGAGCTGCGTCCCGCGCTTCGCACATTACGTGCCAAATCTCGGCAACTGCCTCGTCAGGAAGATTGCCGTCTGGATCATATCGCACAAAAACCTCGACTCCCGCTTCGATCATCTCGGGCGTGGGCGTTAATGCCGCGCCAGCCTGCCGCTCTATGTCGCGCAACGCCGCGCCCGCCAGCGCAAGGCGCTCACCGGCCGTCGTAGAGTACGGGTTCGCCGCAGCCCGCAGCGCCTTCATGACCAGCTCAGTTAAGCCAGCGTGATCATTTGCGTCACGGGCGCGCTCAGCAGTTTCCAGGATACGGATCGCATGCAGCCGGCGGTTAAATGCCGGCAGCTTGCGCATGACCGCATCGATCTCGCGTTCCGTCGGCATTTCACCAGCCTTTTACCAGATCGAGACAGAGCCCCCACATCGCAGCCAGCATGGCTATCGCGACTGTGGGCAGCACCCACCAACCTGCCACGCCAACCAGCACCAGCGGGAGGCTTGACAGGAGCAGCACGATGGCGATAAGCAGTAGCCAAGCAAACAACGCCGCCTGTTCCTCAGTCACCTGCATCTCTCAACTGCTCCAACTCACTTTCCAGTGCGACACGAAAACGCCAGAGCGTGGCCACGATTGCCGCCGCGACCGTCAGCGGTGCCCACCAGCCGACCAAGCCCGCCAGTGCCAGCGCCAGCGAAGCGCTCGCCAGTGCCAACAGATTGGCAGCCAGAAGCACCCAGGCGTTCATTGACGCTCCGCGATCACGCGCCGGATAATCTCCGCAACCTTCGGTCCTATCCGTAAAGTCATCGAGTCTTCCGAGGTAAGCCACCCAATGGCTCTCAGCTCGGCCTCAAAACGCTCGGCAGCTCGTGCAAAATCCGCTGGCGTGCGGCAGCCATCGAAGCAGGCATTGAATAAGTCGTGCTCTTCCATGTTCGTCATTGCCAAGAGCGGTGGCGCCGCGCCAACCAATTTGTTAGGACGAGCAGCGTCAGCGGAACGCTTATCGTGAACAATATGAGGACGATAAGTAGTAGCCAAGGAAATGTCATCCTACCCATCCACCACCAAGTCGTGCTCCTTACCGTCCGTCATTTATCACAACCGCCTCCACTGTTCGCCATTCCAATATAACGTTGCTCGATGCAAAACTTCCCCACGCGGATAATGCAACTCAACCACCACGCGGCCTTCGTATCCGTCTGTATGCTTAATTCTAACGTATAATGGCGGATCATCCGTAACTTGCGTGTATAACTCCTCGACCGTGTTGGTGCCGACTGTTTGATAGGCTGTTCTGAGCTGGTCTCTCAAAAACTCCATATGATCCCGATCATAAAGCCGCGTACCTACAACCCCAAACACGAGCGCACTAACCGGGAAAACCACCAGGACCAGAATTTTCCTCATCACCTTCTACCCCTCCACCACCAGGTCGTAGTCGTGCGACCGCCCCCACGCCTTCTTGATCTCGCTGACCAAGACGGCTTGGGTGCAGGGCTCCTCGCGCCCCTCGATCTGCCAGTTGCCATCGGCGAGGCCCGTGACGCCGCGGCCCTCCCGTGCCCGGTACCACGCCGCAGCCGAAACCATCGTCATGCGGCGCACGGTGCTCGGCTTCGGCGGCGCCGCAGGCTCCAGCGGATCGGGCGGCTCGTGGGTTGTCAGATTCGATAGCTCGGCAACCGCTGCGCCGTCCAGCCATGCGCTAAGCCCACGCCGCCATGCGAGCAACCCTTCGATGCGGTCGAATTGGTCGGCCTCCGCCGCCGCCTTGATTTGCGTCTCGACCAGCCCGAGCAGCGCATCGCCCAGCATCTCGTCCGCGCCCGCCTCGATGACCAGCCGGCCCTTCACCACCACTCTCCGAGCACGCCAGCCGTGAGCAGCACCGCCAGCGCCGTGTAGCCGACCAGTGCGTCAATCCGGTCCCACATGACGCTACGCTTCGATCCCGTAGACCTTGAGCACGGCACGGGCGACAGTGAGACAATCCTCGCGGGTGTCCCTTGGGAGATGTCCCCATTCTACCAAGTGCTGGCCAACAGCCCAGACGGCCTGCGCAGCTCGGTCGAGCTTATCATCGCGCGGCTGGTCCCGAAGCGTCCTACCGCATGATTGGCAAATAGCCTCTGTAGCTTCCAGCCGCAGAGCACAAATGCGGCCCCTCGTCCCGACAAGCGCAAATGGATGTACTCGGACTGTCAAATCCTCGTTCCCGCACTTGTCGCATTTCTCTGGCCATGGCTCGACCTTAACAACTGGTATGGCGAGAGGTTTGCCATTTTCCTCTCGCGCGCGCTCGGCGGCGATCAAAGCAAACCTCATAACCTCTGGCCAATTTGGAAGCGACGTTGTCGGATAGTACCGTCCAAACTCTTCTAAGGCCGCCTCAATCTCGCGCTTTGTCGGCATCTTGGTTCTCCTGTCGCCTGCTACAACCCGGACGTTCGCGCGGCGTCGTCAGGCTCGCGCAGCTCGTCCAGCGGCTTCGCGATGACAGCCGCCGGCGTCCACTCCCCGCACCAGCCTTCGCGGTCCATCTTCACTCCGCCAGGATAGCGCCGGCATAGCCCAACCGAGGAATTGCCCATGGGCTTGAAGAACCCGCAGATTGTGCATGTCTCAGCCGGCGTCATGTACGAAATCCTTATGCTTGACCTTCGTGATGATTCTTCCTCGCCGGCGAGATACGCGAACTCAGGCAAGGCTCACTCGGATGGCAGAAGCGTCTTGCAAGAGGTCGCCGGATCACGTTTCCACACGGTCTGAATCTTGTGGTATTCCGTCATTGCACGACTCCCGTCCCCTTACACTCGGGACACGCGATCATGCCGTAACGAATTTGAGGCCGGGGCATGTTGAGCCTATCGTGCGGTACGAATTTTGCGCCGCTGCACAGCCAGCAGGGGGACGGAACGATCGCTGGCTCTTTGGGCGTGGATTCGGCGCCTATCTGACCTACCGCTTCCTTGAGCCGCGCTGTATGCGCCGCATGCACAGCAACAGCCGCAACATGCTCCGCATTGACCGACCCAGCAGCCCATGCCTCCAATACTTTCCTTAGCGCGGCCTCTACAGCCTCAACCTCGTCAACCTCTTTCATCGGAAAAACCCCTCGAACAAATCAAACGTCCCATCTCCGTGCCCGACACACTGGCCGCCGACCCGGTGGCGCGCCAGCCCGTTCGGCCCGGGCTCGCCACCGTGCATCGCCAGCCGCTCGCGCGTCCACTCCCGGCCGCCGTGGCGCCGCTCGGCGATGATCCGGCGCATGTCCTCGGCCAGGAGTGCAGCGCCGCCGGCGTGCGATATAGCCGCACCTCGCTGGCGCCAGAGCGCTTCCCAGTCGGCCAGTCCCTCAATGCCGCGTCCTGGCTCGACGTGCAGCTTGAAGCGCCAGCCGGCAGAGGACTTCCCGATGTGCAGCGGTTCGGCGCGGCCGGGCAGTGTGAGGAAGTAGTTGCCTTCAGTCATTGCAGCTCGTCGTCCTCTCGATCATCATCTTCGTTGTGGTCGGCCGTGATGGCGCGGTCGGCCTTGATGGACAGGAACACGACCAGCGCGGCAGCGGCAACGATGGCGGCAACGATGGTGAACGTGAAGACCTCAAACACGACGTTTCACTCTCGAACAGGGAGGGTAGATTCATCGCCCTGCCCCGGCTCCTCGTCCACTGGCGGCGGCCCGCGGCGCACGAGCCCCGGCCCAGGTACACCGCAGTTCGGGCAGCCCATCCGAGCGTGGCGCCGGCGCCCTGGCGCGGGCTGCTGCGGCACGATCAGATAGCCGTGGTCGTTGCAGACCCGGCAGTGGGCGCGGCGCTTCATCACAGCCTCCGCGTGAGCCGGCGCAGCATCGCAATTGGCCATTCGTCGCCGCTGGTCCTGTAGGTCACGGGGCTGAACATCCCGCCAGCTTGGCGCTCCGCATCGTCCAGCTCAAGCGCGCGCTCTACGTCGTCGCGCCCGAACAGAGGATCAGCCTTCGGCCGGTGCTCCATGCACCAATAATCCCGCTCCACGTATTCCCGTTGCGGGTGCCGGTGGCACGTCCCGCCCGTGTCAGCGGCGTTGCGCGGCTCGAAGCAGGCGCAGGTCTTGCAAGCGCGGTGGTGGTCTTTCATGGGCGCCATCCGGCGCGGGCAAACTCGTACTCGCGGGCAGCCTCTATCAGCGTGCGTAGGGCATGCGCCTCAATGTCAGGGACGGACCAGTCCACCGCCGGGGTAATGTCTTGCATGTCCGGCGGGAGCATATAACGCGACATCAACGGTTTGAGTTCGGCATAGCCGAGCGGCACAGCTCGCAGGTAGCGCTCGCCAATCACGACCTGCTCGTTGCGATCAAGCCGAGCCAGCGCCCCGATCGGCCAGAATGGCTTGAGCGGCGTCGCGGGCGGGCTCTCTGTCGGCAATAGCCTGGCCGCCAGCACCAGCGCCGGCGTGCCGACGACCAGGCTCGCCAGCGCGACCGCTTTCGATGTGCCGACGAAGAATGCGCGGCGGGTTAAGATCATACCATCACCGGCAGCTCGTGTTCACGAAGGCGCCCTGCGCGATCGACGTGCAGTCCAGGCGCATCGGCGGCAGGAACACGGGTGGACGGTACACCGGGCGGTTGGCGGCCGACAGGGTAGCGAGCCCCTGCCCCATGAGCATGAGCCCCATGGCTTGGCGCTGCTGGGCCAGCGCGAGCCGGCAGTCGGCATACCCGGCCAGCTCTGGCGTCAGGCCGTAGGACAGGCAGGCGGCGTGCTCGCGGGCGGCGTGACGTGAGGCACAGGCACCGAGCATCAGGACGGCGGCAAGGATCACGAGGGCGCGCATCGTCAGGCTCCTTCCTGGTCGCCGGATGGCCCTAGGACCGCCTGTGCTGCCCGCTGATGCGTGGCGGCATCTTGCCCGGTCCTGGCTGCCACAAGGGTAGCCTCCGCGCGTCCTGGGGCATCCTGGGCGCCCCGTCCCGGCGGCGTGGCATCGATGGTCACAGATTCCTCACCGCGGACGATCTGCACGATCAGGCGGACACCGACGTTCAGGCCGCCTGCGCCGTTCTGCTCGCCCTTGGTCGGGAACATGCCGAGGTGGCGGCCTAGATCGACCAGGGCGGCGCGCTTGTCGTAGAGCTTGAACTTCACGCGCCGCACGTCACGGGCCTCCTCGCCGCGGCCGTCAACGAAATCCTCGACCGTGACCTCGGCAAGCGCGGCCTTCTGCTCGCGGGTCAGCTCGGCGAAGGCGAGGTACGGGTCGCCATTCTGGGTTGCCCGCATGTAGTCGCCCATGTTCGCGAAGCCGATCAGGGCGAGCTCTTCGACCACGCGCCGTTGCGTGATCTCGAGTTTTTTAATGAGGCTTAGCTGTCGCGCTGCTATTTCTGCCTGGACCTTAGCGTCCTTTAGCACCCGACAGCCTGTCACCATCGCCGAGGTGGGTGAGTACCCGGCCCTGATCGCGGCCTGGGTAGCGTTGCTGTCCACGAGGTACTCGGCAACGAAACGGGCACGCTTAGCGCTCAGCATGGGGGATTCTCTGGCACATCTGGATCGGTGGTGTCAAGGCTTAGCCATTTTCGGGCATGGAAGCG